GGTGATTACGGTGAATTACGCAACTTACCGCATCGCTCTTGACCCAAATGTCCGAATCATCATTGTATCTAAGACCTTGGTCAAGGCACGGGAATTCGTGTACGCAATCAAGCAGCGCCTCTCTCATCCTCGGTGGTTAAAACTCCAAACAGCATTCGGACCAGAGGGTGGTTGGAAGCAGGACGCAGACACTTGGCGAGTTGACACGGTCTACTTGGGGGGCGATGCGCGTAATTCATCTGAGAAGGACCCCACGATACAAGCCCTAGGTATGGGCGGACAGATTTACGGCGCACGCGCCGACCTCATTATCCTTGACGACTGTATTACTACCGCAAATGCCCATGAATGGGAAAAGCAGATAGATTGGTTACAAAAGGAAGTTATCACCCGTTTGGGTAAAAATGGTAAATTGCTGGTAGTAGGGACACGAATTGCGCCGAACGACTTCTACAAAGAGCTCAGGGACCCGAAGCATTGGTCTAATGGGCGTACTCCTTTTAGCTATATGGGGATGCCTGCGGTACTTCAGTACTCCGAAAAGCCTAAAGACTGGCGAACGCTTTGGCCTAAGTCGGATACTCCATGGGATGGGGACTCTGATGTACCTGACGAAGAGGGGCTCTTCCCCAAGTGGGACGGACCAACCCTTGCCAAGCGCCGAGGCGAAGTCACGCCCTCAACGTGGGCGCTGGTTTACCAGCAAGAAGATGTCCAAGAAGACTCCATCTTCCCGCCAACCTTGGTACAAGGAAGTCTTAACGGGGCTCGGAGACGCGGACCTCTAAAGCCAGGAGCAATGGGCCACCCCGACAGGGTAGATGGCTACACAATTATTGGCTTTGACCCTGCTATGGGCGCTGGCCATGCAGCTTTTGTGGCTTTAACGTATAACCGAGCCGATGGCCGTATCTATGTTTTGGACTGTTACAACATGTCCGAACCTACCCCGCAGAAGATTCGTCAGCAGATTGAGGAGATGGTACTTAAGTACCGTCCTCAAGAGTTCCGAGTTGAGATTAACGCTCACCAGAAGCACTACTCCTTGGACGAAGATTTACGCCAATGGCTTTCGGTCTATGGCACAAGGCTAGAAGCCCACTTCACTGGCAAGAATAAGTGGGATACAGAACTTGGTGTGGCAAGCATGTCGCCACTTTTTGGCTCTGAACGAGACGGCAAGTTCCAAAAGAACAACGTTATAGAACTTCCTTCTACCGATGGGTCTGAGGGAGTAAAGGCTCTCATCCAACAACTGATGACTTGGAAGCCAAACACAAGAGGTAAGACTGACTGTGTAATGGCTCTCTGGTTCGCGGTGTTAAGAGCCAGAGAGTTAATGCAGCAAGGTAGCCGTATCAGCATGTATGCCAACAATCGCTGGGCAACCCGGGCTCAGAACAGAAACCGATTCAGCGTAAACCTTGATGAAGCATACGCTGAGCAATGGCAAGAAACCTACCTATAGGAGCAGAATGAAAAAGCCAGCAAAGAAGAAAACGTTAAATGATTTTCTTAAAAAGGGCATGCGTCCTCCAACCAAAGGCAAGAAAGCTCCACCAGATTACGATGTAGTTACCCCTGATATGGGATACACAAAGCCAACCAAAAAGAGCCAACCAAAGAAGATTAAGAAGAAGTAGGTAACTATGCCACAGCCAAAACCAATTAACCAAGGCCGTAAGGCTGCTGGCAAAAAAGCTGCAGCAAAGAAAGTTAAGAACGCTGCTAAAGCAGCCAAGGCAACAAACACTATGCGTACTGCACTTCAGTTAGCTATGCCGATTCCTGGACCTGCAAAGGCCAAGGCTGCTGCTAAAGCAGTAGGTGCTGTTGCCAAGAAAGTAAGTAAGCCACGCAAGGTAGTTCTACTTGCTAACCGTGGTTCGGCTGAGACAATGGCAAAGATTGCCAAGAGCGAAGCGATTAAAGCTAACATGCGTAAAGGTGCAGTTAGCCCAGCAGATGTAAAAAAATATGCAGGACGCATTCGGGAGATGCTCAAAGAGACTGACCCAAAGAAGCGTATAGCCATGTCCAAGAAAGTCGTTAGAAAGAAGAACAAATAATGCCAACATCAAAAAAGAGTTTAAGTCGTGGAATGCTCAGCACGACATCAAACGTTAAAGTTCCTGCTGCTAAATCCAAAAAAACTAATACAACCAAAACAACCTCAAAAAGTTCTGGCAAAGCAAATACGGCTACGGTAATGGGCAACGCTCTTCCTGGCGGAAACCTTGGATATACAACAGCAGCGAGAAAACAGGTTAATAAAGAAATCAAAGAAAAGAAAATCAAACCTGCTGACCAAAAAGCGTACGCTGAAAAAAGAATTAAAGCTATTACGGCACAATCTAAAGGTGAACGTCAACGAACTGCAACCAGGGCAAAATATGCAAAGTTAGATAGTATGCGCTCTCCCGGTACTGGACTTCGTGGTAAGTCAGCAAAAGAAGTTGGTCAAAAAGTTCGTTCAAAAAGCGTTCGCCAAAACTCAATGTATAAATAATTGATAAGGAACAAATAATGCCAGCACCTAAGAAAAACCCAGTAACTAAATATATTGCAAAAAAGATTACAAAGGCAGTTGCTAAAAAGACAGCTAAGAAGCCAGTTGTAAAAATTGCTCCAAAGCCAAATTTAAAAGCTAAGCCAAAGTCAAATGTTACTAAGACCTCTCCAAAGAATGGTCCATTAAATTACAAAGAGACTGAAGCAAAACGAATCAGCAATGCCAAATGGCGTGCTATGAAAAATAAATCTCCACGTCCAAGCTGGGATTAATTAGACAGGAACTTCATTGTTATCCATTGAACAGATTGCGGCTAGGGTAGATTCCCTAAAGCATCGTTCGGCAGAGCGTGACGCACGCGCTAATGATGTACTTGCCGTCCGACAAGGAAAGATTACTGAGGTTTACCCAGACTTTTTCCCAGAAGGTGTTGACGCTAACGTAGTTGCCAACTTTATTGACATTGTCGCTAGAGACTTGTCTGAAGTCATGGCACCACTACCAGCGATTAACTGCTCTGCAGCCAACCAAACCTCTGACCGAGCACGCGCATTTGCTGATAAGCGCACTCGGATTGCTGCAAACTATTTTAATCACTCAGAACTACAAGTTCAGATGTATCAAGCAGCAGACTTCTACATCACATTCGGTTTCGTCCCATTCATTATTGAGTTGGACGAAGAAGCAAAGTTGCCACGCATTAGGGTAGAAAGTCCAATAGGTGCTTATCCTGAATTTGACCGCTACAATCGTTGCACTGCTTTTGCAAAACGCTATCAAATTCCGCTTGCGGAACTGGTAGCTCAATTCCCTGAATACCAATACGAACTACTAGGCCGTGAAGGCTACAAGCAAGACATGAATGTTGTGCTTGATGTTGTTCGTTACTACGACAAAGACCAGTCAGTTGTCTATGTTCCAAGTCGTGACAACATGGTCTTGTCCCAAGCCCGTAATCTAATTGGCAAGATGAATGTCATCGTTGCTAAGCGTCCGTCAATTGATAATGAGATGCGTGGTCAATTTGATGACGTGCTTGGAATCCAGTTACTCCGCAACCGATTTGCGTTGCTTGCTATGGAGGCAGCAGAGAAGAGCGTTCAAGCTCCGATTGTTGTTCCTATGGATGTTCAGGAAATGCAGTTTGGTGGAGATGCGGTTATCCGTACCACCCAACCACAGATGGTTCGCCGTGTAGATATTAATCTGCCACAAGGCGCATTTAGCCAGCAAGAACTTCTTGGTCGTGAACTACAAATTGGTTCACGTTATCCAGAAGGACGAAGCGGAAACATTGACGCTTCTATCATCACAGGCCAGGGTGTTCAAGCACTCATGGGTGCGTTTGATACACAAGTCAAGAGTGCTCAAGCAGTCTTTGCTAGCACGCTTCGTGATGTTATTAGCATTTGTTTCTGTGCTGATGAGTATGTCTTTAATCAAACTAAGACAATCCGTGGCGTAGATGCTGGCTCACCATACGAAATTACATACACACCTGGCAAAGATATTAAAGGCGACCACTCAGCAGATGTCCGATACGGAATGCTTGCTGGTTTGAATCCAGCACAGGGTCTTATCTTCATGCTCCAGGCTTTAGGTGCAAACTTAATCTCTGTTGACTTGGCTATGAGAGAGTTACCATTTGGTGTAAACGTAACTCAAGAGCAAGAAAAAATTGAAATTGAAAAAATGCGCAATGCACTTATTGGTTCATTGCAGGCTTACACTTCCGCTATTCCACAGATGGCAACTCAAGGTGCCGACCCGAGCGAAGTAATCCGCAAAATCTCTGCAGTTATTCAGGCTCGCCAGAAGGGCACGCCAATTGAAGAGGTTGTAGCGCAAGTCTTTGCTCCACAACAGGTTCCTCCTGCTGAAGCCGCGACTCCCGCTGAGCCGCCCGTCCCCTCTGCTCCGGGTGCTTTGGCAGGAGGCCCCCTTCAGGCGCAGGCAAGACCAGAATTACAAACTTTATTATCAAGTTTGACCGCAGGCGGTCAGGGAAACGCAAGAGTAACAACGGCAATTAGAAGGTAGGAACTATGGCTGGGGACAAATTCAAGAAGAAACTTGAAGAGGCTTTAGAGATTCTTGCCCTTGAGGACCCAGATGGGTCAAATCAAATCTGCAGTAACTGGATAATCATTACTGAATGGGCAGACTTTAAAGGACACAAGTATATCCTTTCTGAAGCAAACGAAGGTATGACACCTTGGTTGGCTAGAGGAATGGTTTCCGAAATTGATTACGAACAATTTGAAGAATTTGTAGACGAAGATGAAGAGGATTACGAAGATGACTAGTGCACCACAAGGCGGATACCGTCAGCCATCTAATCCAGCGCCAGTTTCTGGACCGGGAGCTTTGTCTAAAAGAACAGATGGCGGTGCTACTGAGGGCATGACCCAACCAGCACAATACATTTCAGGACTCCCATGGGGAGAAGGTCAAGCAACATACGACCAACAAACATCCGCACCTATGGCTGGTGGTTCTTCACCAGTAATGCCAGATGTAACTCCGCTAATGGCTCCAACAAGACGTCCAAATGAACCCGTAACTATGGGAAATGATATGGGCGCAGGCGCTGGCTCTGAAGTTCTTGCTGGTATGCCTAACTTTACACCTAGTCCACTTGCCACATTTCGTCAATTAGCGCAGTTTGACAATACAGGTGAGGCTGAACTCATCTATCGTGCACTTCTTGACGGTGGTATTGAATAATGGCGGTTAAATATAACCTTATTGTTGATACCATAACTCCGAATCTAGGTAATGCAGCACGCAATGCCAACCTTTCTGATTCACAAATGGCGCAAGTTGAAGAGATTTCCTGGACTATCAAGCGCAACAAAGAGCTTATGGGTATGCAAGCTGACAAAGCCCGTCAAAAATTTAACATGCTTGAGCCTGAAGTACAGAATGGTTTAAAAGCGCTATTTCCAAACGCTGAATATATGAAGGCAGATAACAATTCTGTCATGGGATTTGTCAAGGACGTTGGCAAAACGTTAGCTTCTCCACTTGTTAAGGTATTTAAACTTGCTGGTACATACAACCAAGCAATTAATTTTCCATATAAAGTTATTAGAAGTATGCAAGAAGGTTATGGATTTTCTTATAAAACCCTAAGAGATGCCTGGGATGGCGTTAATCAGTTTGACCGTGAAGCATTTCAAGAAGTAGAAGATTTTTTTGGCAAGGAAAAAGCCTATGTTGCTAAGGGAATCATTGAAGGACAGACTCCTGGCGAAATTATTGAGCGTTATGGCAAGATTTCAGAAGGACTTCTTGATGCCATAGAAGAGGCTTTTAACTCTCCTGATGATTTTAAGCAAGTACTTGATGGTGTTAAGTACGCACAGTTTTCACCTGGCCGTGACTTTGCCCGTATGCGTGACCGTAAGCCACCTAAAAATGGTGGAGTCTATGGTGATTACATTGACGGCAAAACCAAGAATCTTTCTGGCACTTTAGACTTTATATATCAGATTGTTATTGACCCATTAACTTGGTTTACTGGTGGCGGATTTAAGATATTCAGTCAGGGTACCCGCATTACTAGAAACATTCAGAATCTTGGTGTTAAAGGTGTAAGTAAATCTTTTGAAGAAGTTGATGGCCTAAGAAAACTTTGGGATGACCAGCTTGGTCCACAGATTAAACGTTATTCTGAAGCAAAAACCGCTGGCGAAAAAGCCTTTATTCGTAGAGAAATAGCAAGAACTCAACCAGGTTACGATAATGATGAGGCTTTATCTGTTCTTGCCAGAAATCAAGTTTATGATTCTAGGTCTGCTGTAACATTTTTTGAGCAAGCAGAAAATACACGATTGCTATTATCTGGCCGTGTAGATGGCATCACATATCAACGCAATGGTGCTGTTCTTGCCCGTAGATTCCGCAGACAAAAAGATGCTTTTGGTGCGTGGATGGACCGCCATGTTTATGGTGCTCAATCACAAGTTGCTAATGAGTTAGATAAAGCTGGTGAGGATGTATTTAAATCTTTAACAAATGCTGGACGTATGGATGACTATGCCAATAATCCAGCAATGCAGACTTTGGGCGAACAAGTGCGTGATATTAAGTTTATTCAAAAACTTGGACGTCTTGCATCCCGTAACCCAGCTGGTGAAATTCTTATTGGTGACGATGCAATCAAGACAATCAATACATTCCGTCAAACAGCACGTCAAGTATTTGGCCGTGATATGGCAGAATTTGTTACTCAAAAGTTTTTGTCTTCAGATATCAATGACCAGATAGTTATTCTGCGTAATCTTGATACTGCAATTATGTATCGTTATGGGCTTGGTGGACGTCCAGAAGGTCTTAAATATATTGATGAACTTTTGCGTCAAAAGTATGGTAACTCTGCTGGCTTTGGAGCAACAACAAGAGTCCCTGTTCCTAGCCATTTACAAAATTCTGTTTCTAAAGCAGCGTTGCGCCAAGAAGGCGACAACTTAGCTATTGATTCAACTGGACCAATTCAGGTTGGACACCTAAATCAAGCATTCTCTTCTTTGCCTTATGAAGAAATCAATGCTCTTGGTTGGGCAACACGACAAAATAAAAGCGTTGCTGCGCAACTTTATGGTGGTGCTACACAAAATTATCTCAGTAGAGAATTTGTTAATGGCTGGTCTGTACTTACACTTTTCCCACGTTTAGGTATCCGTTCTTCTATTGATGAAGCGTTTTTTTATGCACTAACTGCTTCTGGTGATGACCTTATACGCTATGTATTTGGTAAAGGTCGCAAACTATCTAATATGTTTACTGCCTATACTGGTTCTAAAGCAGCCGTTGGTCCAATTAAAGAATTGGTTGGCAAGATAACTGGCCGCGGTGGAGCATTTGATTCTATTTCCGTTGCAGAACGTAAAAAGTTTGCAGAAGATATAGCAAGAGAAAGTGGCGGAAAAATATCCGCTGAAGATGTTGACTTGCTTCTTATTAAAGAAAGAACAGGTCAGCGTGCTATTGAATTATTTGGAAAAGAATTATCTAAAAAAGAACAAGATTATTTTCTCCAAGCAATTATGCACAACTCAGATATTCGTACTTCAATGGCACGTTCTATATCATCACGCTCCAGTCTTTCGGGACAACTTGACCACGAAATACTTGACCAACTTATTACCGATAGTATGCTTACTGCAGCATATAAAGAAGTTGGAACTGCTCGGGCAGTTCAAGTTGCAAGAGTTGGTAAAAAACCTAAAAAACCAGAAGAGTTTGTTCGCCCAGGTAAAAAGTTTAGAACTTTTACTACCGAAGAACTGCGCCGAAAGAATAAAAAGTATTTGACTCTTGCTCATTATGATGCTTGGTATCGTTCTTTTATTCCTAATACTATGGTTTTAACTAAAAAATCAGATGGAACACCAGATAGAGTTGTTGATGCCATTAGTCCTTTTTTGGCAAATAATGCTTTAAAAACAGAAGAAGATTTTCTTACAGCTCGCCGAGTTGTTATGGGTAATATTGGTGTTAGATACATTAAAGAATCAGATAGTTATGCAATAGTTAGTGAATCTGGTGTAAATGAATTCTTAAGACAGTATGCTAAAACATCTGAACTACATCAGCGTGGTCTAACTAAGGAACAACAGGTAGAAACCCTTGTTGACCGTATGTTAATTGATATGTATAATACATTTCATGGTGGTGCAGATAAATTCAATGATGTTTTATATAGTGCAATCAAAGCACGTTATGATGAAATAGTTTCTAGCTCTAAAGTAACGGGTCAAGTTGTTGGTCAAAAATGGAACAAGGCTGCCCAAAGTATTGATTTTAATAAATTTGAAGACCTAACTATTAATTTTCAACCAACAAGTGAAATTAATACAGCAATTGAATTTACAGAATTAATTGAAGGAATGCCTAAACTATATCAAAAATATGGTAACCAAGCTATGGAATGGATGGATAGACAGGTAACTGGAATTTATCGCCAGCCAGCAGTTATTATTATTTATACATCATTGCGAGATAAATATGCTAAACTTGAAAGTGATTATGCAAATCAACTTTTTCAAAGTTTTATAAAAGATTTAAAATCAAAAAATCCTTCTATTCAAGAATTAGATAAATATAAAAAAATATCTAAAGAAATGGCAGAACGTAGATTTACTGAGATTTCTACTCAAGAAGCAGCAGATACAGTTCTTAAGTATGCTGACAATCCAAATATTAGAACTAACTTTGCTTTATCTGTTAGAACTGTTGGCCGTTTCTATCGTGCTACTGAAGACTTTTGGCGCCGTATCTATCGTCTAAAGGATGTAAGTCCTTTGGTTCTATACCGTCTACGTCTAGCCCATGTTGGTTTAGAGGCAAGCGGTGGTATTTATGAGGACCAAAATGGCGACCCATACATTATGATGCCAATGGATGATGTAATATTTAGGGCAATTGATGGAACATCTCGTGCTTTACGCGGTGAACCGCTAGTCAAAAATCCACAGTTTAGCGACTTTACTCTTAAGTTAAACCTAGTTAACCCATCGTTCTCACCAGATGCTGGTATGCCAGCACTCAGTGGTCCTATTGGTGCCTTAAGTGTTATTACCGCAAAGAACATTCTTGGCATGACTGGTATTCCAGGATTCCAAAAAGCTGGTGAAGAGCTTGATAACTATGCTCTAGGTAACATGGGCGATAACATGGACTTGTTCCGTGCTTTGGTTCCTGGTTCTTTGCAACGTATAATCAACGCCTTGTCACTAGGAGAAAAGAACCGTCAAGAAGCAACCGCTGTTATGCAGGCAATTGCGTATTATCAAACGCAGAATGACCCACTATTGCCTACGGCGACAGACCAAGAAAAGTTTGATTATCTACGCAAGATAAAGATTGCTGCACATAATGTTGTCTTTATGCGTAACTTTCTTGGAATGATTTCTCCAGTTGCTCCTTCGGTTCAAGAAAGCAAGGGTGTTCCAGACTACCTACTTAATGTTGGTATCACTGGTTTGCGTCCAGAGTTCTTTGATATCTTGCAGGCTATTACAGCCAAGGGCGATGTTACTGACCCATACGAGCAGGCTCTTGCTACATTCATTGGCAAGAACCCAGGCAAAATTGTTTATACAGTAGCCCGTGATGAGAAGAATACCAAGGTTGTTATTCAGAAAACCAAGCAAGTAAAGTCTTGGGCAATTGATAACAAGAAGTTACTGGACAAGTATGGCGAAGCAGCCTGGATATTTGCCCCGCAAGTTGGTGACTTTAATATGGGTGTATACAACTGGCTTGAAGCAAACGATTTAATCCAAGATAAAAGCTTTGAGCAGTATCTACAAGATGTCTTAGTTGCTGAAGACAAGAAGGCTTACTACGACATAGCAACTGCCGAGAAGGAAAAGCTAAGTCAAGTAGCAGATATCTTTGAACGCAAGAACATTATTGCACGGGCAACCCGTGCTCGTGAAGCGTTGAAGATGGGCAACCCGCTTCTTAATGCTGCACTCACTGGTGGTGGTAATGAGGTTGCTACCGAAGAGCGAATGCTTACAACTTTGTCTGAAGCCATTAACGACCCAGATGTCCCAATGAATGAGCAAACAAGAACAAAGATGAAGATAGCAATCAACTCTGTTCGTCAGTTTGTTAACTTTGCTACAGACCCAAATATTGACAGATTCATAAACGCTACTGAAACAAAGCGGAATATGAAGCAACAGCTCCTTGCTGACTTAGAAGAATTAGCAGCGGGAGACCCAGCAATTAGAGAGGCAATGCGAGCAGTGTTCCGTTCCTTGATTAACTATTATTCCCGTGATACCTATGTTGCGTTTAGGAGAGGATAACAATGCCATCAGTGCCACCACCTAGACCCAATGCAAGACCTCCGTTTCAATTTGACCCAAGAGAAGAAGAAAAAAAGAGAAAAGCTGCCGCTGCTGAAAAGGAAAAGAAAAAGAAAGAAAAAACTGCTGCAGAAAAACTTGATGCTGAGACTGTTACTCAAGATGAACTTACTGTTGTTACTGATGAACAAGGTAGAACCTATCTAACTCAGCCCACCCGTGAGGGTGCTGCTGACCCATACTTTGCTTTGTATGATGAGGCAACTGGTCAAGTTAATATAACAACAAACTTTACTGAAATTAGAAAGCGTTTGCTTGATAATTATGTAAAGCGTGACGGGGACCTTGAGGGTCTTCGCAGAGACCTATACAATAAAGGTTATATCCGCAAAGATGCTTATGATTCAAAGGATAATGGCGCATTAAGTGCTGCTATTTATTCAACAATTTCTCAGTATGGTGTTGACCAACAAGATGCAGTTAATCTTGGAATGCAAAGCAACTTTAGTTCTTTTAGTTCCTGGCTTAACTCACTTAAAGGCGTTTCAACTGGTGGTCCCAAGACCCAGGTTGATAGAAGAATAACAACCCGTGGTGATGCTGATGAAGAAATCAACACTTACTTCTTTAACTACTTTGGCAGGGCTGCCACCAAAAAAGAACGTGAGCAATATTTTGCTGACCTAAACAAAGCAGAGCGCGGTGCTTCAAGAGTAACTACTGCTACCGAAAAATCTGCTACCGAAACAGGTAGCTTGATTGATGAGAACGATAAGTTCTTTATCTTTGGAAAGATTGCTGCTCCTGCTGCCAAGGGAACTGATATTGAAAAACTTCTTAAAGGTGGGGGCAGGATATCACAAGACATTATGGACGTTAAAGAGTTTGCTGCTGCAAATGGTATACGTCTTACTGATAATGAAGCAAGAAACTACATTAACTCCACTTTAACTAAGCGTGGCGTGACTTTAGATACAATTAAGACAAAGATTCGTGCTACATCACAAAGCCTTTACTCAAACCTAGACTTGACTGCTACAGATGTAGAAGACCTTGGTAGTCAGTTTGCTAAACAAAAAGAAGAGATGCTAGAACTAACACCTGGTTCAGTTAGTATCTTTGATAAAGATGTTCAGGCTGCACTAACCAATGGTGGCAATAAAGGTGTTATGAGTTTGTCAAACTTTAATGTAGCAATGAAGAATAAAACGGAATACCGATATACAAAAGGTGCCCGTGAAGAAGCTGCAAAATATGCAACCACTATACTTGAATCGTTTGGATTGGCATAATGGCAACTAAGAAACCAGCACAGACAGTTATCGTTGGTGGCACACCAGTTACTGTTCCAGCAGCATTTGGTGCAGGAACTACAACAAAAAAGCCACAATCCACACAATCATTAGTGGATAGTATTTTAAAACAAG